CTTCGGTGGCCATCGGCGGCCTGGGCAGCACGATCTCGTCATCGGCCACGGGGAACGATTTCAGCGTCATCACCAACTGCTGGCGAATCAGAGCCCTGTCCAGGTATTGCTCAATCCATTCCCGAGCGGCCGTGACGAGCGTGCTGACGTAGGCGTCATCGGCAGTGGAATCCACTCGCAGATGCGACTTGGCTTCAGTGAGCGTCACGGGCTCGACGGCGGGCGGCGTGGAGACACGCAGCGTCTGGTACTCAATACTGCTCACTTCTTGCGTCTCCGCTTGGGCGTGGCGTCAGCCGTCTCGGCTTCGTGCTCGAGCGATGCGGTTTCGATCAGCGTCTGCTGGTTGTCCTCGACAGCCACGCGCATAGAGAGCAGCTGCTGGGCCAGGCCGCCTGGGATCTCAACCACCTGCCCTGTGCGGTATCCACGCCACGATCTGGTGAACTTCAGTTTCTTCATTGCGGCACGCTCCATGCAGTGTCTGGCTTCTTCAGCGTGTTCGTGAATTCGGTAGACCACTGGAAAATCGGCTTGCCCAATTCCGCGCCCGGCCACGTCACGACGTATTCCCCGTGCCCTAGAACGACGCGCGGCGTGATGTAGACCTTGTTGCCGCTGTCGCGCCAGTTCCGCCAGAACCAGATATCGTCGTCGGTCCTGCCTTCGTGCCACGATCCGTCCGGGTCTGGCTTGCTCCAGAACCACGGCTTCTTGCACCGCTTGAGGGCTGCCGTGCTGATGACGGTCAGGCCGAAGTGTGCGGAATCGACTTCCTGCACAGGCTCGGCAAACCAAGACTTTTCAACCTTCGATTTCCCGTCAGGCGGTGGGTTATCAAGCGCGCCCTTGAGCGTGAACATCGGGCGGCCGTCTTCCCGCTTGGTCTGCAGGCCGGTGATGGCATCGCACTGAAACGTCATGGCCAGGGCGAAAAGGTGCTCGATGTCTTCCTTGGTGAAGAACGTGTCGTAGTCGAGAAGCAGCAGGTATTCGGCCTTGTCGAGAAACTGCTCCATCACGCGGGTATTCACCTGCGACCAGAACGCACCAGTGCCCATCGTTGGGCGAATCCCAAGCGGCATCAGCGCCTGTGCCCACGTGAAGTGGTTGGCCGTAAATGAGAGCCTAGGCATCGACAGTATGGCTTCCACACGGATGTCAACTTCCGTGCCGCCGACCTTGACCAGCATTGTCAACCTCGCAAACGAGAGCGGGCCGCCCCGGTTTGGAGCGGCCCGCCCAGTTTGCACTTCACGTCAAGCCGTCAGGCTCACGCACCCTTGAGGGCGATGACCGGGCCAGCGACCGTGTCGCTGCCGAGCGTGTGCCACGAGATCGCCACGCGGGCGGTCGCACGCAGCACGGTCTGGTCGCTCAGGAAGGCCACCTCGGAGCTCGACGCGAGGTCGATGCCCTGGCGGGTGCCGAAGATTGCCGCGTTCGCCAAGTTGGCAAACAGGGCCATCACGTTGCCCGTCTGGTCGCCCGAGCTCGGCATCTCGTCCGTGAGCACCACAGGGTAGCCCATGAACGTGAGTCCAAGGCCCTGCGACAGGCCGACCGAACCGCCCTGGGCGGCGTCGAGGGCCTGCATGCAGTCCGCGAAGAAATACGGCGAGCAGTACCACTTCGCACCAGCGCGGCTGTGGGACGGCATCAGAGCCATCATCCGCAGCAGGTTGGCCTTGGTCACCTCATCCGGCGTGTCGCCGGCAGCCGTCACCAGGCTCGCGGCGTAGGTCGCCGAGGTGCCCGCGAGGATGCCGTTGCTGGTCAGGATGCCAGCCACGCTCGGAGCCGAACCCGAGTTGCCGTTGAACGCGATGTTCTCGATCGCGTTGGTCAGGCACAGGGCCAGCTCGGCCGCGATCCAGTCGGCGTAGGCCGCCGGGTTGACCGCGTCCGAGAGCAGCTCGTTGGCGATCTTGGTGGCAGCCGTGCACTTCTTCGCCGTCAGCGTCACCTGGGTCGAGGTGGGGTCGCTGTCGGTGATCGCCACGTTCTCGTTCTGCCAGTTGACGGTCGCACCGGCCGTCCGCTTCGGGACGAGCACCACGTCGCTCGGCATCTGAATGTTCAGAGCGTTGGACGCGAAGGCCGAGTTCTCGGTGACGAGACGCAGCACGGTGTCGGACAGGAGGATGTCCGGCACGAACGCCGCACCCGTGGTCGGGCCCGTCGAGCCCTGGGCACGCACCTCGATGCCGGCGTCTTCGCACCACCGCTTGGCGTCGGCGTCGCGGAGAAGCGTGGCCTTCAGCTGCATGCCGCTCTTGAAGGCGTCCTCGTGCGAGCGGAAAGCCTTGAGCTTGCCACGGAACGGAACCGCCTCGATGCGAGCCTTCGGCTCGTCGGAACGCACCTCGGGAGCCGGGGTGCATCGGTCCACGACGCTGCGGAGGTTCTTCGCCGACTCGGCGACCGACTTCTCGAAGTCGATCTTCTTGGCGAGCTTGGCGGCGTCGGCCGTCAGCGTCTCGAGCTCGAGGTCACGCTCGGCGATCTTGTCCGCGTCGCCTTCGATGGCCCGCACGGCGTCGATCCGGTTGGCGAGGGTAACGGCCTCGTCCTGCAGCTTCTTGAGGTTGTCCACGTGTGTTCTCCGCCGGCGGTATTGCCGATTGAGTTCAACGTCGCACTACCTCGTACTTCTCTTGCAGAACCGCACTTCAGAAAGTGTTGTTTTCACAAACGCCACCGCACGGGCACCGCACCTCGGGCAACGCAAGTACCGCTGCCGCTCGTCACCGCATGGGCGCGAAGAACGGCACCGCAACTTCTCGCCGCACGTGCAGCGGGCGTCAGCCATTGCGAAGCCTCAGAGAAGCAGCCCAGGCGGCGGCGACGCCCCGCAGGGCCGAACGCGAACGATCCGCCTGGGCCGCAGGCTCGGGCGTGGGCTCGGCGACTGGCTGGGAATTAACCCACGCGTCGTAAGACCGCATGGCGACAGCGGCCGATGCTGCCGGGTACGCAGGCGTCAGCACGACAGACACGTCTGCCAACATCGAGATCTCACGGATCTCTCGCACTGCCCCCTGTTCATCGCTCGTCCACCGCTCGCCCGTCTTGGGGTCGAGAGCGAAGGCGAAACTCGACGCCTTGAGGTCGCGGCGACGCAGGAGCTCCAGCGTGTCGCGGCCCACCTGCGTGTCGGGCGGCGTCACCGTGTACCGCAAGCCTTTCTCGTCGCTCGACAACTCAAGCGTGCCGCTTGATGTGCGACCGAGGATGAGATCGCTGTTGTGGTTCAGCAACGCCACCACGTCCTGCTTGCCACGCTGGCGGGTCAGAATCTTGTCAAACGCACCAGGCAGGATGATCTCGCGGAACTGCGAGCCGCCTTCCCGCAGCGGCAGGCTGAAGCGGTTGTAGACGGCGGCGTATCCGGTGATGACCTGCGTGCCATTGGCCCGCGTCTCAATCGTGAGCTCGGCCTCGGGCACTTCCTCAAAGGCGAGGCAACGGCGTTCAAGTTCCATCGGTCGTGTCCTCCTCTTCGGCCTGGTCTTCGGCGTCATCCTCCGGGCTGTCTTCAACCTCGACGGCTGGCTCTGGCATCGGCTCCGGTGCCGGCGGCTCTTGGCCCAGCTTGTCGAGCGTGGTCATGTTCAACTGAACGAAGTGGCGGTCGCCCTCTGGCCCGATGGGATTCAGGTTTTCCAGTTCCCGAATCTCGTTAATCGTCATCCACCCGTTTTGCAGGGCCGAGACGTAGTAGGCCGAGCGGCCAGCGTGATCGCCTCGCAGCATTCCCGAAACGCTGTGCTCTGCGAAATACGTCTCATCGTCAACGATGAGGTCGCGTGAGATCGCCGCCTCCCACCGTTTCAAGTGAGGCATCAAGCAATACTGAACGAATTCTAGACTCTGGGTCTCAATATTATTGAAACTGCTGCGGGTGAGATCCTGAATCATGTGGGGCGGCACGCGGAACGCCCGGCAGATCTCAATCACTTGGTACTGCCGCGTCTCGAGGAACTGCGCCGCCTCGTTCGAGCCGCTGAGCTCGTGGGCCTTCACGCCGTTAGGCAGGACGGCCGTGCGGAACGCCCGATCTGCACCCCGGTGCATCCGCTCCCACTGCTCGCGCAGACGCTCGGCGGCCTCCACCGGAATCGGGTTGTCGCTCTCCAGCACGATGCCCGGCCGGGCACCGTTGCCGAAGTATGTGGACCCGTGGGCCTCTAACGCCTGGGCCAGCCCGATGGCGTTGCGAAACAGCGTGTACGTTGGCACCGGCTTCACGCCGTCCTCGGTCGTGAACCGCAGACAGAAAATCTGCTCTTGCG